CACATACAGCATCTTTGACTGCACCAACAGGTACAACAACAAATGGAACACTATGGTACGACGAAACTTTTTATATTGATTTATGGAAGCATGATGGTACTAATTGGGTTGCAGTTGCGGGCGCAGATATTACATTAGCATCTACAGAACCAGCAGTTGGCGTAGCTAACAAAATTTGGGTAGATACAAATGATGCAAATTATCCTGCAATTTATGTAAGTAATGGTACTTCTTGGGGTACTGCTCGTGATAATTCAGACCAAACAACAGTAAATGGTGTTGTGTTTGGAGATCATACAAAAGCTACTTATAATGCTACAACAGGCGCAGTAACAGTAGGCGCTGTAAAAACAGATGGAGGCGTTGACGCAGCTTTATATCCGGTAGATATGATTTTAGTTAATATGCCTGGTACAGGTAGAGTTGTTAGAAAATTTGTTACAGCAAACGTAGCAGATGAACAATGGGTAACAGAAAGTGGCAATAATGCAGATGGTTCAGGTACATTTGGACGCTATGCACAACGTAAAGTAGTTGTTACAGGACTACAAGCTGCAGCCGCTGGTTCTACGTTAAGAGAAGACACAGTAGCAGTTACATTATTAGCAGCTCCTGGTTATCCAGAACTTGCAGATGAACTATCCACACTAAACATAGATAGAAAAGAAACTGCGTTTGTACTAGTTGATTCACCTTTTAGGAAATCACCAGATGATGCAGTTACTTGGATTACAAATACTACAGCGGCCGAAAATGGCGAAGATGGTTTGAATACTAAAAATTCAAGCATGGCTGTATATTATCCAAGTGCTCTTTCTACAAATTCAGACGGTACTACAGTAATGGTACCAGCAAGTCATATGACATTACGTGCGTTAGCACATAGTGATGCAGTTTCGTATCCATGGTTCGCTCCTGCAGGACTTACTAGAGGTAGAGTAGACAACGTAATACATGTTGGCTATTTGAATGCCGAAGGTGAATTTGTTGCTGTAGCATTAACAAATGGACAACGAGATGTAATGTATAATGCATACATGAATCCTATTGCTAATTTTCCTGATGCAGGAATAACATTGTGGGGTCAAAAGACTTTACATGGTACAAGTTCTGCACTGGATAGAGTAAATGTTTCTAGATTAGTTGCATATCTAAGAGAACGTTTTGAAGTTATTGCTCGTCCGTTTATCTTTGAACAAAATGATGAAACAACTAGAGCAAATATTCAACATGTATTTGATAGTTTTATGACTGACATTATGTCTAAAAGAGGTGTATATGATTTTGCAGTAGTTTGCGATACAACAAACAATACTCCTGCTAGAATAGATCGTAATGAAATGTATGTAGATGTGGCAATAGAGCCAACTAAATCTGCAGAGTTTATTTACATTCCAATTAGGATTGTTGCAACAGGTACACTATAAAAAATTATTTTTAATTTACATCAAAGGCTTGCATATGCAAGCCTTTTTTGTTTTATAAGTCAGCAACAATTTTTCGTGGAATTCTAGATGTCTTTGTTTTCTTATTTTTTCTAACACAACTATCACATCTAGATCTATAGAAAGGCACACTATCTTTATAATAGTTTATTGCGGCAGGTTTTTTCATACATTGAGTACAGATAGGTCTTCGTTTCATTATAAGGTGCCCTTTTTGCTTATACTTTTATTTATAAGGTGCCCTTTTTAATTTAGATTTTAAGAGAATTGTATAAATACAATTAACAATTTATACGGAATAGGAGACTATTATGTCGGTTTTAGGAAAATATGGTGTACCAGTAGCAGGGTCGCACCAAACATTAATGCCCAAATTACAATATCGCTTTAGAGTGTTATTTGGTAATATGGGTGGCGCAAACAGCAATAATAATATTGTAACAAGACAAGTTATTTCCGTGACACGGCCTCAGTTAACGCATGACGAAATGATTTTAGATGTTTATAACTCAAGAATTTATCTTGCAGGTAAACATACATGGAATCCTATTACTGTTATTTTACGGGATGAAGTGCAAAGTCATACAATTAAAGCACTTGATCAACAACTACAAAACCAATTACATCATTATGATCAATCTGCCGCAAAAGCAGGTGCTAATTATAAATTCTATATGGAAATACAAACATTAGACGGCGACGATAGTCCAGCAGCTACAAATATTTTAGATCATTGGTACTTGGCAGGTTGTTATATTTCAGATATCCAATATGGTGATTCCAATTATGCAACTAGCGACCAACAGCAAGTAACATGTACAATTAAGTTTGATAATGCTCAACATGGTAAGGGAGCATATACGTCCAGTGGCGAAGATGCGTACTTGAACCATGCAACACATGAAACAGTAGGTGGTGATAACGCAACTGGTTCTACGGTTACTTCTGGCTAGTACTTAAGAGTATATACAATAATATAAAAAGAGTCCTGCAAATTGCGGGACTTTTTTTGTGGTAAATAGTACTGTAATGGCAATTAATCAAACAACATTATTATATAATTCAGATCAATCATTTGGCATTCGGTCGGTAACTGAGCCGCGGATGAAGTTTCAGTATACTATTGCAATTATATTAAATCATGATTGGGGCAATGTACGTACTGCATTAAGTAGGGCAGGTATTAATGCTCGTAATCCTAATATAGATGAAAGGGATTTTACATTTAGGGCGCAATCTATAGAGCTTCCTAGTCATTCTTATGATGTACAAACATTAAATCAATATAATAGAAAACGAGTGATAACGACGAGTATGCAATTTAATCCAATAACATTGCAATGCCATGATACAATAGATAGTAAAATAGAAAATTTAGTTAGGGCATATAATTTATATTACTTTGGAAATTTAGAAAAACCAATAACTACATATCAACTCGATACAACACCACCAGGTGATCCTGTTGCAACAGGATATGGTTATAAACCACCTATAAAAAATGAAGACAAATATTTTATTAAACGAATTAAGATTAATAGAGAATTCGGTGACGGTCGGCCAAATAAACAACCAATGACAAATGTAGATCTTATTCGTGACGGCCACGATAAAAATAAACATGCCGGCACTTATCAAGATGATGTATCTATTATTAATCCAATGCTTATGATGGCGCAACATGATACATTAAGTTATTCAGATTCGTCTCCTATTTTATGGTCATTGAATTTTACATATGAGGCAATAGAATATGGAAATAACTGGAGAACTTGGACCACTGGCGAATAAAATATGGCTAGTTTTCAACAAGGAGTTTATTCACCAAAGTTTCCACAAAAATATGTAGGTAAACATAGACCACGTTATCGCAGTGGATGGGAATTAACGTTTATGCGTATGTGCGATAATCATCCCAATGTAATAGGATGGGCAAGTGAAGCAACAAGAATACCTTATCGAAATCCTATAAGTGGTAAACAAACAAATTATGTACCTGATTTTTTTATGGTATATGTAGATAAGAATGGAAAAAAACATGCGGAAATAATAGAAGTTAAACCAAAAATGCAAACATTAGATCATGCTAAATCTCAAGCACAAAAAGTACAAGCAGTAGTAAATGAAGCAAAATGGGAAGCGGCAAGAGCATGGACTAAAGATAAAGGGATGATATTTAGAGTTGTAACAGAAGAACATCTTTTTAGAAAGCCACAAAAACAAACAAAACGGAAAAAACGTAAATGACAAAGAAATTAGAAGAAACTTTTAATTTACCTCCATTGAAAGACGTATTAAATCATACTCCTCGGGATGCACTTGCAGAAGCGGCAGCAAAAAATGGACATGATTCAAATACTTCTGATATAGCAGAAATTAATGTTGAACTTACAAATACATTAGCAATAGCAGATAAAATAGATAATGCATTACCTGAAGTTACAGGTATGGAAAGTTTAGATAGGGATATGGATGCGTATGCATCAAAAGCAATGGAAACATTTGATACATTAATAGATCTAGGGCATAATATGGAAGATAGGCATGCCGCTAATGTATTTGATGTGGCATCTAAAATGATGAAAAATGCTATAGAAGCAAAAACAGCAAAATTAGATAAAAAACTTCGAATGATAGAATTACAAATTAGAAAAGCCAAGTTGGATACGGATAAAGATCCAGGCGAAACAACCATTATTCCTGGTGACGGTCACGTGGTAACAGACCGTAATGCTATTTTAGATGCCATTGCAAGCAGGATTAAAGATAAATAAAGATATAAATATATTTAATACAGGAATATATCATGAAAACATTTTATGAATATCTAGCAGAATCGAACAAAGAATACGCATTGCGTATTAAATTTGCAACCGATATATCGGAAGCAATGCTAGATCGAATGGAAACACACTTAGAAAAATACGGCGTTAAGGAAATTACAAAACCTAAGAAAACAATAGCACAATCAAATCCAATGGATTTTGCAGAATCCAGAGGACGCGAAGTTACTATAGTAGATTTTGTATTAGATTATCCTGTAGTAAGTGATGTATTACGAGATGAGATTTGTGAAGCAACAGGTCTTAGTAGAACACATGTAGTAGTTCGTTCGCCAAACGACGAACCAATGAACGAAGAAGAAGCCAAATCTAAATTAGAAGATTCTGAATATTCGGATGCGGCAAAGATAGAACCAGAAAAACATTACGGCGATGTGTATAATTCCAAATTTACAGAAGAATTGGCAAAAGTACGTGCAGACCGTAAAAAAAATATAATTGGTGAAACACCGAAAGGTGTCGAGGATGGAATCGGAGAAGGTAACACCAAATCACCCATAGGGAGTTAAAAATGAGCGCAGAACGAATGAGAGAACTTAAAGATATTATAAAATTGTCTGGTATTAAACTAGATGAAGAATGG